AAATGTAATCTTTACAAGCTGCTTTTTCTTTCTGCCGAACCGGTTCACAGTTCGGAACTTTTCAAAGAATTTTATCAATGTACCAAACTTGTAATAATGCAAGCCGGTTTCTGTATGCTCAATGTAGCATTTTTCGGTTATATAGGTTCCCTCGGTCTTGAAAATTTTATCAATACCGAAACGGCTATATTTTGCGAAAAACTGCAATTTCTCAATATATTCCTCAATGTCAATTATTTGCCCCTCCTCTAAGTGTTCCAGGGTAACGGAGCAATTCAAAAATTTATAAGACATTGTAAGCCTCCTTTCTCGTGCTTTCATCAAAGCCGAAGTAAAAAGCCGCATTACTCGCCGCGTTTGCTTTCTCTGCGGCTTTCTTTGTTATCTCACAATATCCGATAACTTTATGATTGCGCCATATTGCGAACTTTTGCACCGGCTCACGGTCTGGAATAATCAAAAAGTGGATATTTTCAAAATATAGAACAGTGCCACACCCAGGGAGAAAAGCGCACTTTATAGACTTGTCCTGGATGGATTGCCCCGTATATCCAAGGGCGTTATATTCGGATTCGGTCAATATATGGAAATCCTTGTATATTTCATCATTTAATTTAATTGTCTGCATTGTATAGCCTCCAAATTCTCAATATATGCCTCAATAGAGAGGGGAGAGGGGAGCGGCAGAACCGCCCGCCCTCGGTTTGCTTAATTTATACAATAGTTTAGTTTCTCTTTCATCAAGTCAATATCTGCCTTTATTCTGTCAATACTTGCGTATTTTTTGGCGGTCAGTTTGTCGGTATAGTCTGCGAAGTAGGACAGCACACGGGCGAAAGTTCTCATTTTATCAGAAAGTTTGTTCGCGGTGTCTGCATCACTGCAAGCCATAACAGAACCGGACAAAATGCCCCTTGCTTTATCAATAAGGCCCTGCAGTTCGGCTGTTGCCTCTGTAAAATCTGCGTTGTTTGCCTCTGTCTGCTTTCTTTCTTTTCTCAAACGCTCGGCCTTTTGCATCAACTCAAACCGGCGAGGGCGGAGCAAGTAGCCGCTTTTGTCGATAAAGTCCGCAACATTGCCGGATTTTACCTCGTAGCCGTAAAATGTGTTATATGGTTCGTATTCGTAACGCGTGCGGCTGCCGTCTGTGGTTTCAAGGTCCATTTTGCCTATATAGGTATTTCCGCGCCCGTCTCCGTGCTTTCTTGCATCTATAAGGGTAAAGCGGGCGGAAATATCAATATTTTTCTTTGTTGGTGCTGTGGTGTGCGCCTTGTCTTGTGCGATTATAAAAATTTTTTCGGTTTGGCTCTTTCTCAATGTCTCAAAATCCCCAACGCCCCAACAATAATCTAAATCGCCGCCGCGGTCTTTGGCTCTATAATCCCAATAGCGGGCGCGTTCTTTTCGTGTTCCGTCAAATCTGCCGCCCGATAAAGTGGCAAAATATAAGCCGTCTTTATTGCTTGATACTGTAGGAACTACAAAAACGATAATTTTACATTGTGCCGGGTTCAATTCCGCTTGTACTGCCTTTGTAACGGTGTTTACTGTAAATTTGCCCGGTTGCTCTGTGATAAAATACGGCTTTTCAAAGTCGAACCCCTCCACATCATGCAGAAAGCGCAAAGCGTTGTTATTTATAGATAATAAATCATTTATATATTTTTTCATGGTGTAAGCCTCCTATTATTTAGAGAGGGAAGCCCCCGGAGGGGCTGCGCCTCGTTGCTGTCAATTAGTAATTTTCAAAATGTGCGTTTAATGCCTCTAATTCCTCAGATGTGAAAAGGCGGTCAAGTGCCTTTTTTGTTCTTTCGCAAGCCTTAAACGCTTTTAATCCTTTGCGGATGCTTTCGGCGTTGTCAATATATCCGAACTCGTTCAAAAAGTCGGCTTCATCCTGGCAATATTCCACACTTTGAGCATCAGACAAAAGACAATATAAACAATCTTCTTTTGTAGGCTGTTTGTGCGTGGTGTTACACTGATAATTAAAAGTGTAACGGCGGCGGGATGGGGTAACAATTACACATTTAAAAAGTGTGTGTGACGGTGTAAAAAGGTCTTTTTGTTCCTCTGCCTCGGTTGCTGTGAATCTCAAAGAATCAATAATTTTTTCTGCTTTCATGGTTTCCCTCTCTTTTCTTGCCATTTCCGGGAAACTCTGTTATAATAGGAGAGCCGCCGGGCGTTGGCTTGGTGTGCGTGGGGCGTTCCGTGTCGCTTGGTAGGTGTCAGCGGTTCGCCCTTTGTTTATTTGGTTACTATTAAAGAACTTTTCAAGCGGTGGAGCAGCCGGAGGCGTTGGCGGGTTTCGTTTTACTAAGTGCCGCGGGGCGGTTGCCTTGGTCCGGGTCTGTTGCCCTTGGTCCAGTCTGCCTCGCGTTGTTCTTTTCATGTGTACCCTTGCCGCCGGTGTCGGTGGCTTGTTTTTTATGGCTTTCGGTGTTCGTTTTCCGTGTGCCGTGTTCGTTCTTGTTAATGCCATTGTAAACCCTACGCTTTACAAAGTCAAGCCAAAACTTGCAAGATTTTTAATTTTGTGCAATTTGTCCAGTAGACTAAACAAAAACGGCGGTTTTTATAGTGTAAATTGTACACTTTACACAAGAACACAAAACCCACGGAGAGCATAAACAAAGTAAAGCCACAACTTGACAAAACCCACATAATAATATATATTGTAGTAAGTAGGACAAAGAACAGAGAGAGGAGGCGGCAGCCGTGAAAATGACATTCGGGGAACAATTACGCGTGATAATGAAACGGCGGGGCGTATCTGTGCAGGAGTTGGCGGATAGATTAGGAAAGAGCCGGCAGAACATAAACCAGAGACTAAACACAAGCGAGAACTTGACAGCGGCAGAAATGGAGAACTACGCCGCCGCGGTTGGCTGTTCCGTTAATATAGAAATAGTAGAGAGCCAGGGGCCGGAGAAGTAGGAGAGCCGGAGGGCGAAAAGTAAATATATAATTTTGTGGAGTATATCGAGAGAATACCAGCAACGCAAAAATAAAATTGTGTTGTGTTGGTGTTCTCTTTTTTATTTGCCCCACATCCGAACATAGAAAGAGAGGCGGAGCAGATGGCAGAGCAGAAAGAAAAGAAAGAGACAGCGGCAAGGGATGAAAACGGAGTGCGCAAAAATGATTATAGAAGATTTAAAGAGGGCAGAGACTACGAAAAGCAAACCGGCCCCGATATGGTCACACTTTGCGACATGATGAGCCGCGGCATATTCGGAGAGGAAGAAACAGAGGAGAGGGAAAAGGGAAAAGGGGGAAGACCTAGAAAGTATGAGACAGTAGAGGACTTACAAGAGGGGATAAAAAAATACTTGGTATATATAGCGGAGAAGAACGCCGCCGGGGTTGCTTTAATCCCTGACGTTGAGGGGTTGGCGTTGTTTTTGGGTGTTTCTCGGTCTACTTTGTACGAGTGGCAGAACTCCCGCCCCGGTGAGTATTCGGACACAATAAAAAGGACTTTGAACGCAATAGCAGCCGCAAAGAAACAACTTGCACTTATGGGGAAAATACCGCCCCTTGTGTTTGCTACTGATTTTAATAATAACCACGGTTACACACAACAGCAAAACATAGAGATAACAGCCGCCCGAAAGTTGGAGCAACTACCAACAAGGGAAGATATTATAAAAAGATTGCCCCAAAATACAGACATAGACGAGGACCCGGGCGAAATAATCGTATAAAATCGGCTTTTTCATGTTCGTTTTCTTTTACTTTTACGAACTCGGCAGGATTCCGGGGCGGTGTTGTCCTACATCCGGGGCGGCTTGGTCCGGTCTGCTGATACCCTGGGGCGGGGGTGTGGGTGTTGAACGCCATGGGCGAACTGACCCCTCTGAGTACCCCAAAATTTAAAAAGACCACCCCAAAATAACCATGAGGGAAAGCCACCAATTTACAAAATAGCAATAATACGGCTATTTCAATAACAAATGGAAAGTTAAGATTTTACAACCCACCAAAAAGGAAAGAGGAAAAGTCAATGGAAACCACCATCCACCAAAAACATTACGAACAGATTTTGAAATTGGCAGAGATAAATCCAATAGTGAATAGATGCCTATGGCTATACCGTTGTGGAGAAATGACATGGGAAGAAATGCTGATAATGGCAGTCGGGCATCTTGTGGTAGATAATGAGGCATTACAAAAGACACTGCAAGACACATTGGAGAGGTCCGTGCAGCCAATAATAGTACACCTCGAAAATCCGTAAAAATTTTTTGCTTACGCAAAGGAGAGGAAAAGCATGGACTTCACAAAGATAATAGAAATTCCAAAAGAGTTACAAGAGGAATTGCATCAAAGGAAAATGAATGAGATATGGGGCAGTGGGGTAAAGCCGGTGTGTGCGAACTGTGACAAACTCATAGACAATGGTGGACCAGTGCTGAGTTGTAAGGCGAGGGGTGGGATTATTCCAAGAGATATAGCCGACAATCTGACCTGTGTGCGAAATTGCCACGGAGAACCGGATTTCAAGCCGAAACTTCAATCTCAAAAATTTCCAAAAAAATAAAAAGGGCAAAATTTCATATATCGGCGAAGCCTTACGGCTTAGAAAGGAAAAAGCATGAAAGCAATATTTTTAGAGAGTGTAGAAATCAATGACGGAAAACGCAAAATGACAGTCGAAAAGGGAGAGGTATTCACTGTGGCGAGTTCTGATGCGGATTATTACGAATTGCGCAGAGAGGATGGATGGGGAACTTTAGCACCTAAGACCGCAGAGGGAACTATTTTCGAGATTGAGGAGGATTAAATGAAACACCTACTGAAAATAAAACACCTTGATATGAACATGGATGCCACAATACCGGAATGGGTAATCTTCAATGACGAACACGCACATTTGCTCTACGAATATGTCGAGACAGACCGATACTTTTTGGATTTGGTATTTGGATTAAGAATTGGCAAACTGAAAGATTATCACAGAGAACTATACCTCACACCGAATGGCAGCTATGTCATGGCATATTATTACGAGGGCAATAATCCAAATTACGAAGTGCTTTCCAAAGAGGAGGCGGCAGAGTTCGTGAGAGACCGTAACAAGGAAAGATATATAGAATTATTCAAACCAAGGGAGTTGTGATTATGGATTTTATCGAGTTCTGCGAGAGAATCACTAACAAGAAACTCAGTGCATGGCAAAAAGAAATGTTGTTGCGTCATGCAGAGATAATAAATCAGCAAAGGAGGACACCAATGGATGAAAAGAAAAACTTAATGGAGCCAATGCCTACCGGGGATTATTTGAGAGAAATGTTTGCAAATATGGGGTACAGAATACCACCATTGTCAAAGGGATTTCTGCCGCCAAAGGAAAGCAATAATTTCTTTACAGGCCACAAGGAAGAACCGGAATTTGTAAGGGTAAATCCGAGAGCATTTTGTTTCCCTGAGTTCACACGGACGAAACCTGATGTTTTGTTTGCAGGAGAGTGTTCTACGGAAGAAATTTTGGATTTAATCGAAGAAAGGGAGGAACCTATGGAATCATTGAGAGACAAGAAAATCAAGAGCGTTACTATCGAATGTGCTGATGGCAAAACCTATGTGGGTAATGTCAGACGTATCGAGGGCAATCCGTACTGCATCCGTGAATGTATCGTTGAGGTTGCAGTTGGAAATCCTGTCGGCAAGGTAGGTATCAAAGAGGTTATCTTTGCGAACCCATCCACAATCGTAAAATGGACGGACGGCACGGAAACTGTTGTAAGCTGCATGGATAATGTGAAAGTTATCGAAAAAGTAGTAGACGGCAAGAAAATCAAGAAGAAAAAGCCTATGAAGTGCGATACCTACAGCAAGGAAACAGGTCTTGCTATGGCAATTTCAAAGAAATTCTTCGGAAACGAGGGCAGCTACAACAAGATTTTCAAGGAATTATGCGGAGTGGAGGAGTAAATCATGGATTTAAGAGAATTTGTGAGCATTTATGACGGAGAAATACTGTTTACAGTCAAGGAACCGGTATCTGAGGGCGTTGTTTCGACTGTAATTTCGTTCAAAAGCGGCGAACATGAGGCCCTTAGAGAAGATTTGCTGACACGAAAGGTTGAAAAGTACAATGTTGAGTCTGTTGCAAAGAACAGCGGCATCAATAAGACCTATGACAGTGTAATCGTTATCACTTTGGCAGAGATAGTAGTGGAGGAAGAAACGGCATGAGAATGATATTCTTTGATACTGAATTTACCGGTCTGCATAAGAACACAACTCTTATCAGCATTGGTCTTATATCTGACGAGGGCGAGAGATTTTATGCCGAATTGACCGATTTTGACGAAACGCAGTGCAATGAATGGATTGAGAAGAATGTTCTTGACAATCTTATTCTGAGCGGCAATGAAGATATGGCAAAGGCACTTGGGGATGATTGCATGACAACAGTTGTCCTTGGAAATAAAGAGTGTGTTCGCAAGGAACTTTTAGAATGGCTCGGAAATTTCGGGGATGATATTCAGTTAGTGTCGGATGTAGCACATTATGACATGGTTCTGATTACGGATTTGCTCGCTGAGTCTGCTTTAGAACTGCCTGAGTACATAAATCCTTACTGCCACGATATTAACCAGGATATTGCAATGATTCTGGATGTTACCGACAAGGCAGCTTTCGATTATCCGAGAGAAAAATTGCTCACAGACAGAGGCATTACACTCCCGGTAGGAGAAAAACACAACTCCCTCTATGATGCAGAGGTAATTAAGGCAATCTATGACGATTTTTTCGTTGTGGGGGGGGTAAAACGAGGAGGTGTTGAGGTTGGATAAAGGCGAAATTGCGATTGATTACGCAAGGTCAAAGAATCATAAGCGACAAATTCAGATTCTTGCCGAACTCAATGCCTGCCCCAAGGAGAAAATCGTAGAAATTCTCCAAGAAAAAGGCTACAAAATGGTATTTAACACAAATGGCGTGGATATTTCCTTGAAATTTGAGGAAATCCATGCCGCATACCAGAGTGGTAAAACCATAAAGGAACTTTCAAAACAGTATCATGTCTCTGCAAAGGGCATGAAAGAAGTATTAGGGATTACGGAGGACGAAGTTATGAGCAAGGAACCGGTAGGAACAACGGATAATACCTCTGAAATGGACGCTTTACGCACGGAAAATGAAAAACTCCGTTCAGAATGTGCGAAATTAACAGAGGAATGTCACTATCTGAGGGCAGAAATCAAGGAAATGGAAGAAAAGAACAAGACTGTATGCTCCGGCAGTGAGTCAAACGAGAATATTCACGAGAAGTATCAGGCAGTTTGTATCAAAAACAGTCAGTTAAATGCTACGATTGATACTCTGATTGACAAAATTAGTATGTTAAAGGCGGTGGGTTGTTGTGGCAGATAAAGGATTTGACCTTAGACTTGAACCATATTGTGCTTACTGTCCTAATTTTGAGCCGAATGTGGAGAAAATTGACGTTACAGTAGCCATTGATAAGACACAAAGGGTGCTGACAACTATCCGGTGTGAGCATAGGAATGTTTGTGAAAGGGTAAGTCGGAGAATTAAAGAGGTGGAGAATGGCTAAACAAAGATGGTATGCCGTGGTGTTTGAAACCATAGAAAAGAAACCGATTGAGAGAACAGTCAAGGTACTTTGTACGGACAGCGTTCATGCGTCCATGGTGGTTTATAAGCAGTTCGGCAAAAAGAAAATAAAGGTAAAGTCGGCAAAACCGATTAAGGAGGAGTAAGAATTGAAATGTAGAGCAAGAGAAACCGGTGCAGTATTTGAATATCTCGTATGGACCGGCGAGAACCAAAGGGAAATGTTTGACTTCCTCACTTTCGGAGAAAAAATTGATGATTATATGAGTGCGAGTGGAGAACATTTTCGCATTGACTTCGATTACAGTCCGAAAGGTGGGCTTGTAATCAAGATGCCGCCGAAGAAAGGGGATGCCCGTACTGAACCGGGAGATTATATCGTCAAGAACGAAAGAGGTTTCAGACCATATACTCCACGATTTTTCAACGAAGTATTCGAGATTGTGGAAGATATTGCCGAAAGCACCGGACCCATTGAAGAATTTGAAACACCGGAGCAGTTGGAAGAATGTCTACGCTGGTGGCAGCACAAATTGTTTCTTGATAATTGGCTGATACTCGCACATACAACGGACGAGATTATTGATTCCGAGGGTGTGAAACAGGATGATACCGAGGGTCTTAATACCTATGTATTCGAGAGCAGCCAGGCATCCATTCAGATTTTAACAAAAGCACAGCATGATAAAGAGGATATGCTTTTTAAATATTGTGCTGAGAAAATTCTTGTACACGAATTGCTCCACTGCAAATACGCATGGCTCGATAATGGAAATTCTTACGAGGGTGTGTACTTGTGCATGAAAGAGCATCAACTGTTAGAAGAAATGGCGAAAAGCCTTATTATGGCAAAATACAACTTAGAACACAATTATTTCATTTAGGAGGATATGAACATGAAGAAAACACTTATTATCATTGGTATTGCAGTAGCAGTTATTTTGTTGGGAGTAGGAGTATTCACAAGCACCAACAACAGAGCGATTTCTTTGGAAGAACAGATATTGTCTGCTGATTCCAACATTCAGACTCAGGAAAAGAGAAGAACAGACCTCATTTACAACCTTGCAGACTGTGTAATGCAGTATGACAAGCACGAAGCTGAGACACTTCTTAGTGTTGTGGATGCACGAAATAACGGCGGTTCTGCTGACATTGAGAATGTTGCCACTTCTATTGCGGCAGTCGCAGAGGCATACCCGGAATTGAAATCAAATGAGAATTACAAGGAACTTATGAACGAACTCTCTATCACGGAAAATATGATTGCTGAGTACAGAAATGCCTATAACAATGAGGTTCGTGCTTATAACAAGTATGTGAGAAAATTCCCTAACAAGCAGATACTTTCATTTATGGGATATGAGGTTATCGGCTATACATACCTGCAGTATGACGAGGCAGACCGACAGCCGGTAAGCAATCTGTTTGGAGAATAAGCCTATGAAAAGAGGACAAAAAGTAATTTACAGTGACGGAAATATCACAGTCACGCTCAGAGAGGTTCTTTTTGGAATCATTATATTTCTCGTGTTGCTGACGGCAGGATTTTTCATTAGTGAAAAGATTGCCTCAGCAAATGACGAGGCCAATCAGAAGTATTATCAGGCAGTAAAGATTGATAGGGATGCAGAACTGTTTCAGTACGGCATGAGAACCAACATAGGCAATGCTTTTGTTTCCGGCACATTAGAGGCAGTCGGGCCGGTATCATACGAAGAATTGGACGGAGAGTATTCGTATATCGAAAAGGTCAAGGAAAAGTACACGAAGAAAACAAGACGAGTGAAGAAAACCAGGACCGTAAACGGCAAGACAGAAACATATTATGTGACAGAAACCTATTGGGAGTGGGATGTTGTGGACCGTGAGAGCAAGCACTGTGACAGCATACGATTCCTCAATACGGACTTTGCATACGGAACAATCGGATTTCCAATGGCATACCACACTGAAACCATGGACGGAGGCTACCATATTCGTTACAAGTATTATGTGTGTGACCTGTCTTATGACGGAACGATTTATGCAGACCTCAGAGACAACACGGTAGGAAATGCCGTATTTATCGGTTGCAATACCCCGGCAGAGGCTATGGAGTATATGGTTGACGAGGGAAAAGTTACAATCGTGTTGTTTTGGATATTCTGGATTGGGTTGTCATGCGCAGCGGTATATGGGTTCTGGTACTTTGAAAATAATTGGTTGGAGGATTAAGGCATGGGAAAGAAAATCAAAGTGAAAAGAAAAGTGATTGTAATAATCTCAATTCTGATTCTGTTGGCAGGAATAATCGGCGGTTTATATGTAGGCGGTTGGCTTATGTTCATCAAGCCTATTATGGCGTGCTGCGCTATGTTTGATGCCGGAACACTGACGGCACTTGCGGTTGGAAAAACGATACTGTGTTGCATATTTGCGAGTGCTGTTGGAGGAACAATTTTCTATCTCGGATTGCTTATCAGCAGAATACTTGTGGAGGTGGCATAGTGTTCATAGTCACACAGAAAAGAGACATGGTTCTGAATGTGGATAATGTAATCTCTGTTGAGATTGACGGCATGAAGATTATGGCCGTAGCAAGAACGAATGATTACGTTATCGGAGTATACAAGGACCAGGACAGAGCAAAGGAAGTATTCAACGATATGCTCCGAACTGTATTCCAATCTGTAATTGTGATGAAGAATTGCAAGCCGGACGAAAGTTTCGAGAGGTTGAAAGACCTTTTTGGGACGGACAAGGTTTGTGTTATCGAAAAGATTGGGGATAGTGCAAGTGTAGAGTTCGGCAATGCCGGAGTGTACTATATGCCTGAAAATTAAAAATCAATAAGAGCCGTGTAGAGCCGAATTTCAAGTAAAGGAGGAACTCATGGCTGAGTTGACAAACAGACAGATTATCGCTCGATTGCTGAAAAGTGATTTGAGTAATTACGAGAACCTTGCCGCATTACTCAGCATGGCGATTGATATTCTGCCGGAAGATAAGGAAATATCGAAAAAAGTAGCCGAAAAAGTCAAGTTCCTTGCAATGCGACTGACAAATAGCGGACGAGAGGAGTTCTACGAACTATATCTCAATGCGTTGCTGTTTTTGGCACAGTCACACATGGATTTCGATTCGTACTTGTTGTATGTAGAAAAGGAGCGTGACCCAGAAGATAGATACTATCTGCCGAGAAGAAATAAACTGCATTGGCTCGTACAGAAGATGCAAAGGCTGATTGATGATGAATTGGATATATTATCAATCTCAATGCCGCCTGGAACCGGAAAGACCACTTTGGGAGAGTTCTTCATATCGTTTGTAATGGGGCATTACCCTAACACACCAAACCTTATGTCCTCACATTCCGGGTACATGACACGAATGTTTTATGATGCCGTGCTGAATATCATTACGAGCAATGAGTATTGTTGGTCTGATGTATTCCCGGATGTAAAATTTGAGAGCAATAATGCCAAGGAAGAAACCATAAACCTTGATAGGTGGCAACCTTTCAAAACATTAACTTGCCGTTCAATCAGAGGTTCCCTTACCGGTGTTACCCGTTGTGAGGGATTTCTGTATGTAGACGATTTAGTGTCAGGTATTGAGGAGGCCCTTTCGATTGACCGACTCGACAAATTGTACGGAGAGTACACCACAGACCTTAAATCTCGTAAAAAGAAAAAGGCAAAGGAAATCCATATTGCTACTCGCTGGAGCGTGCATGATGTTATAGGACGATTAGAGAGACAGTATGCAGGCAATCCGAGAGCGGAGTTCATTGCAGTGCCGGATATTGACCCTGAGACCGGCAAGAGTAATTTCGACTACGATTATGATGTTGGATTTGACGAGAAGTATTTTGAGGACATGGCTGCCTCAATGGATGATGTATCATATCGTTGCCTTTACAAGAGCGACCCTATCGAGAGAGAGGGTATTCTGTATCATCCTACGGAATTACAGAGATATATCGGTGGTCTGCCAGACAGAGAGCCGGATTCTATTTTGGCAATCTGTGATACGAAAGACACCGGTACAGACTACAACTTCCTCGGAGTATTCTATCAGTACGGCGACAGATACTATCTGGAAGATTTGGTATTTAAGAATATTGACCCAGGAACCCTTGATGAACTCAATGCGGAAATGCTCGTGAAACACAGAGTACAGCAGGCACAGTTTGAAAGCAACAAAGAGGGTAGCAGAACCGCCAATAAGGTTGAGGAACTTGTTAAGGCCAAAGGCGGCAGATGCCATATCACAAAGAAATACACCACTCAGAACAAGGAAACAAAAATCATTGTCAATTCTGATTGGGTTAAGAAACACGTTTACTTTAAGGACATTACAGAATATGAGCCTAAGAGTGATTACGGAATTATGATGTCTTTCCTTTGCAGTTACACGCAGCTTGGAAAGAATAAGCATGATGATGCTCCTGATACACTTGCTATGTTCGCGTTATTCGTTGATACATTGCTCGGCAGTAAAGGGGAAGTATACAAGAGAAGTGAATTAGGAATTTAAACGAGGAGGGAACGGCATAATGGAGTATTGTTTTGCAGAGAATTTACGGAAAGAAAGAAAAAACCGAGGAATGACACAAATCGAACTCGCAGGAAAGGTTGGAGTATCACAAACCACTGTATCTCAATGGGAAAGTACAGAAAAGTACCCTACACTTGACAAGATTTACGACATAGCCAATGCACTAAAAATCTCTGTAAGTGCCTTGGTTGACGCAAGTTCGTAAATATGACTGTAAAGTGCGTTAAACATGAAAATGAAAATTTTTTTAAAATAATTGTTTAATACGCTTGACATACAATGTTCAGTGTGTTAAACTTCAACCATACCAAGTGACACGGACATTGTTTAGCAGACAATACCCATGAAATGTTTGGCATTGCAAACTCCTCGTAAGGTGGGTGGATGGTTCTAAGCCGAAAGGCAATGGCAGTTCGATTCTGCCACACTCATTCGACTGTTTCCCGGCAGTCGATACCTAATGTTAAAGTATGAACCTATGTTGTGCCATCCACAGCATAGGGGAATGGACCTTTAGTTCAGTTGGAAGAACAATCGGCTCATAACCGATAAGTCATAGGTTCGAGTCCTATAAGGTCCACGCAGAGCAATCCGGCACGAAACTATAACTATAGCCATGGCAGTGAAGCTACGCCGAGATACACCGGAGGAAGTAAGGCGGCTGAGTGTGGCGGTGCAGAGCAAAAACGGAATGACTACCACATGACCGTGACGGCAACCAGAGGTTGCAAATCAAATCAAGGAGGACTGACTAATGAACAAGACTGAGTTGGTTGAGGTAATGGCACAGAAAAGTGGACTTTCCAAGAGCGATTCTGAAAAGGCATTGAACGCTTTTACTGATACGGTTACCGAGGAACTTAAAAAGGGCAACAAGATTCAGTTGGTGGGATTCGGTACTTTTGAAGTCGCTGACAGAGCGGCAAGAACCGGTACAAATCCTCAGACCAAGGAAAAGGTTGAGATTGCAGCTTGCAAGGCACCTAAGTTCAAGGCAGGCAAATCTCTGAAAGATGCGGTAAACGCATAGGGGCAATGCCCCAACTTGGGAGTGTATGCCTAGCGGCGAGGGCAGCGGACTGTAAATCCATAACAGAGAAACACCGGTAGTTCGAGTCTACCCACTCCCATTATCTGCTGAGAATTACGCTGTCTGTTTACAGATGGTCTATGATTCTCTGGTAGATACCGTGCTTTTGCAGTTGTGCAGATACCCATGTCGGCAATGGCAAACAGAAACTACTTGCAACAGCACCTAACGCTTTTGCAAAAGTGCCTACGATAGCATAAACGGAAATGCCACGGGCCAGTACCGGGGATAGTGGGGTTCGATACCCCACCGTAGGATGTGTGGAATTTGTTTTAATGTTTGTTTCTTGCACACGCACCTTAGAAATCTCAAACAGCGTTTAAGGATGTTACGGAAATCCTGTACCTATTGATAGCATAAACATGGATAGTGCTATATCACATTTGCGCAGATGTGGTGTGGAGGTTGTAGGTTCGAGTCCTACCAATAGGTCGAGGCGATTTCTTTACTTCTTTTCTTATTCGGCCTTTCCCGAAAGAAAAGGGCGTACCTCGTCTGACACGATAAATTGGACGTGACTTTAAATTACCAAGGCTTTCAAAAGGAAAACCCGGTGCGGAAACTTACTGTTTGGAGTGCATGAGCGTTACAGCGATACAAACGGCGGTGGAAATTCCGAGAATATCCGTTTGGCGGCAGAAATGCCGTGGGTTTCGGTAGCGTGGAGTGACAGTCTTGTACTGAGGGACCACCAAACCGAAACTTTCCACTCAAAAGGTGGCGCAGAGGAACGAAGTAGAGGCGGAAAACTGCGAAAACAACGTACATCCGAGGTAAGGCGTTAAAGAGTTGGACTCGCCAAAGGCTCTTTGAGTATGTAGTCGGTGGATTATGAGAGCCATGTGGAGGGGCGTAGGGTCCGAGAACCACATCAAAAATGAAATACCCTTGTTGGCAACTGTCTTACACGTTGCATGATTAACTGCATAGGTAAACCGTGCGGCAATCTTTGTTAGAAAGAGCGTGAGTCCGACACAACATACCATGCAGTTATACCATAGGAACATAGTTTAGTGGCAGAACATCAGTCTCCAAAACTGATTGCAGTAGGTTCGATTCCTCTTGTTCCTGTTTCACTCAAAGCCGTTAAAGGACCGCTTACCGGGCAGGCACATGGTCGGTAATTCAAAAGGCAAGGCTGAGAGAATGAAATGTGCCAAAACAAGCCGTGTGTCCGGTTGGTCGAGGGAGCAGTCTTGAAAACTGTTGGCTGTAAAAGGCTCTGGGGTTCAATTCCCTAACACGGCGTGCGGGTGTACGAATGGCGCACCTATCCCTTTTGCGTATTTTCCGGATGCCGAAGTGACAAAAATACGAAGTCCTGCCGTGGTGTAATGAGCATAGTTGCAAAGGCGTAGGGTTGCAAGCCTACCGGTGGGCGAAAAAACAAAGGCGAGGAGGAATGGCATGGTAGTTATATTGAGCATAGGTATCGTAATATTCCTCCGTGAAGTCTTTATAGGAATCACGAAGTCCAGAAAATCGGCAACAAGAGAGTGTAGTCACAGTAAAGTAGCCAACTATGACACACTACCGAGTAGGCATCCTATCTAGGTACGCTAACCTGAGGATGGAGAACGAAAACATAGAATAACTCGGCTACAGAAATTATGACGAAAAGAAAACGGCGGTGGCAACGATAAAGTGTCTAAGCCGCCGTTTATAAGGAGATATGGTGTAATGGTATCACAGCAGATTGCTAATCTGTCCTGCTTAACGGCAGTCAAGGTTCGATTCCTTGTGTCTCCGCTATGCGGCTGTATTCCACCGGTGGAGGAGGTCGCAGAATTTGGAGTTGCCGGAATAGGTAGACGGATAAAATAGTAAAGGAATGGAGTAGGCGCGAGGTAGGTGTGAGGACAAGCCACAGAAACAGCCGTAATCCTACCGCTCCAACAAACTACTGAAAATCATAACTATTGTACCGAGTATGCAACGAATACGTTGAGAAAGGTGTGGCTAACAGTAGCATAGTTCCATAATGGGTGCAAATCCCATTACTCCAAAGCCATCCTGACTTCGGATGTTAAACCAGTTGGGTTAGAGAGATTTCCCGAAAGGTATTTCCTATTGGCATTGCCCAGTGGCTAGGGCAGTATCACAACAAGCCAAAGTGAGTGTACGGAGATACTTAATCAAGTCCGCCGGTTACTTACTGCCGTAGTGAACACCGGTTAATCTGAAAGTAGCGAGGAACGGCATTAGCAAAATCAGAGAGTTGCCTTGGGGCGAGGTAACACAATATGGGCATGGTAGTTCAATGGTAGAACTTTAAAAGCGCAGTCATGTTAGTGACTAAGACAGCAATACTTCTCTTATTTCACTGTTAATGAAAAGATATGGGTTCGACTCCCATCCATGCCCCTTTGGGTAGGTAGTGTAACGGGAACACAGCGGCATTAAGAAGAAATATCTCATGTTTGTGGGATTTACAGCAATCTTTTCTTTGAGCCAGGCCGCAGATAAAGGTTCGATTCCTTTCCTACTCTTGCAGAGTATTTCAGTGGTTAGATAGGCCATAGGATAATCCGTGAGCAAGGACAGTGGTTCAATTCCACTCTCTGCAATTTCGGACGGTAGCTCAGTGGGTAGAGCAAACGAAAACAGACGGCATCATGTTTGTGGTGCTAACAGCAAATCTTATTGCATAGGAGCCGTTGTGTCGGAGGTTCAAATCCTCCCCGTCCGATTTGGGATGCTTACAGCAATTTATAAAAACAGAAGATTCCAGAAAATATCCTCGCGTTTAAGGCATCCTGATTTTGGCCCCTGTTTCCGGTTATTGGTACAAACCGGGGAAACATGGTGGTGTTTCATACAGCAAATACTTTACTTTGTAAGTATGTATCGGTTCGAGTCCGATAGGGGCCGTTTGTGACACAGACAGCAATCATTTTCAATCACAATTTTACCCAAATTGCAAGAGGAAAAAGTGTCATGTAAAAGAAACTAAGAAACCAATTCATAGTGACCCACACAGCAATTACTACGGTTAAAACACAATCTGAAAAATTGTCAAAGGTGGTTCAAATCCCCAAATGGGTCATGGAAAGAGAGGAAAACATGAGTTTTGCAGATGCAATGAGAAATGATGGTAAGTTTACCAGAACCGAGAACGGAGCAGTAGCACTGAATACCACAAGCAATGCCTTGTTGGATTTGTTCGGCACTATCGGTTCTTTGAGAGAAACTACGGATAGCAGGGTAGAGACTTTGTTCGCAGAGGCATATAAGCAGGATGCGTTGGCGGCAACAAAGATTGCTTTCTACGCAAGAGATATTCGTGGTGGTTTAGGAGAGAGAAAGACATTCAGAACCATTATGAAGTACATGGCTGAGTATCATCCTGAGGCACTTAGACCTAACTTAGACCTTATCGGTGTATTCGGCAGATATGATGATTTATATGTGCTTATCGGTACTCCTTTGGAGGAAGATATGTGGGCGGCAATGAAAAAGCAGTTTGAGGAAGATATTCAGAATCTTTCCTCCGGCAAAGCAGTTTCTTTACTTGCAAAGTGGATTAAGACAGCAGATGCAAGTTCGAGTGAGACACGAAGATTAGGTATTCTGACAGCACAGAAGTTAGGCTACCCGGTTTACAACTTCAAGAGAATTGTCCGTAACCTCAGAAAGCAGATTAGAGTGGTTGAGAGCCTTATGTCTGCCGGCAAGTGGGATGAAATTCAGTATTCAGAAGTTCCGAGCCGTGCAATGATGATTTACCGCAAAGCATTTATGAGACATGACGAGCAGAGATTCAATGCTTTTATCAATAAGGCTGTAAAGGGAGAGGTAAAAATCAATGCAACAACACTTTTCCCTTACGATATTGTTGAGAAGTTCCTTTACAAAGGAGAGAGCAGCAAGGTATTGGAGGCTCAGTGGAAAGCACTGCCGGATTATGTTGAAAAGGGCAGTAATGTTCTTGTTATGGCGGATGTTTCTGGTTCTATGAGCGGTAGACCCATGGCAACCTCAATCGGTTTAGCAATCTACTTTGCGGAGAGAAATATCGGAGCATACCACAATATGTTTATGACATTCTCCGGCAATCCTGAGACTGTTCTGCTAAAGGGAGAAACCTTGGAGCAGAGAATCAATAACTTAAAGAGAGCAAATTGGCAAATGAACACTGATTTACAGGCTGCTTTCGACAAGGTATTGAGCATTGCCGTTAAGAACAACATCCCTCAGGAGGATATGCCTAAAGCAATCGTTGTGGTATCTGATATGGAAATCGACAGTTGCGGTAATCGTCAGTGGACTTTCTATGACAAGATGGTTGCGAAGTTTGCTGAAAAAGGCTACCAGATTCCGAACATCATCTTTTGGAATGTAAACAGCAGACATGATGTGTTCCATGCGGACAAGAGCCGTAGGGGCGTGCAGTTGGCAAGCGGACAGTCTGTGACAGTATTTAAGCAGATTTTACAGAACCTTGGCTACAATCCGGTAGAGGCTATGGAAAACACAATCAATGCAGAAAGATACGATTGTATCACAGTGGAGGGATAAAGATGCTTGTTAAATTTATCAAATTCTTACTCAAAACAATCGTTGTTGCCCTTGTTGTATTCGGTGGCTCGTTCTTGCTGATATTTTCATTTACCAAAATGATTATTACGGTACTTGGTTGGAACCCTGACGCAGTAACGCAGATTGCAATAGCGGTCTGGTTACTTGCGTGGGGGATTAAGATAACAAAATCCTACATGGGATTTGAATGGCTCTTTGGAAACAGCAAAAAGGAAAAATAATAAAGTGGGTGGTGGTCGGTTCGATTACCACTCATTTTTTATGCGGAGGAAATACCATGATTGAATTGAAAGAACACAACATACCAACATACCAAAGGCTATGTAAAGAAATGGAAAAACATTCTAAAGTTGCTCTTGTGCAGGCAACAGGCACAGGCAAGTCCTATATCATTAGCAAATATATCGAGGAACACAATCTCAATGCTCTTATCTTGGTTCCTGCCATTGCAATCGGAGAACAGTGGAAAAAACTACTTCCGAATGTGACAGTACGAACCTATCAAGCAATGGCAAACGGCATTGAGGGAGAATATGACCTTATTGTTGCAGATGAAATGCACCATTTAGGTTCAGAAGTTTGGGGAAAGAAATTTGTAGAATTGTTCATACAGAATCAAGCCATAAAAGTTATAGGAGCAACTGCTACAGAAATTCGTTATTTGGATAATTCAAGGGATATGGTGGAGGAATTATTTGGAGGGGTTGCCGTTTATGGATTAAATCTGCCAGAGGCAATAAACATAGGCGTTTTGCCAACATTCAAATACATTTCTGTCTATTATGGAACGGATAAAGATTATGATGAATGTATGAAGAAATGCAACTGCATAAAGGATAAAAAACGCTCCGAAGAACTCAGCAAGCGGTTAGAACTCTGTATGCAGAATCGAATCAGTATTAAAGATGCCATACATGAGAACTTAAACATGAAAAATCATAAGATTATTGTGTTTCTTAATGGCATTTGCGAAATCGAACAGGCAATAGAAATGTTCCGCGACATATTCCCAACGTATGAGTGCAATTATGTGTCCTCGAAAGAAAAAATCAAAGTTAATGACGAGGCTATAACACGATTCCAAACAACAAAAGAGCATATCGCTATCTTGTTTGCGATTGATATGTTAAACGAGGGGGTGCATATAGATGGAGTGGATTGTGTTGTTATGTTTAGAAACACAATAAGTCCTCAGATTTATTTTCAGCAATTAGGTCGGGCGTTGTCGGCAAGAGGAAACTACGAACCCACAATTTTCGATTTCGTCTGTAATAGTTCCAATATAACTACTGCTAAAAACGCAGATGGGAAAATCGAAAGTGTTATAAGGAAAATAAATAAAGAGATAGCAGATAAAAAGAAAAGGATTATTATAAAATCGTATACAAAAGAGATTGAAACTCTTTTTGAGGAACTATTTCCGATAATGAAAATGAACAGGTTCTCTGATGATGAAATAAATTATATTCGTTCTCATGTGGAAATGACAGCAACAGAAATAGGGAAAAAACTTAATAGAAAACCCACAACAATAAGTGATTTTGCACGGAAGAATGGAATAAAACTTGCAAATTCAGGCAGAGCCTATTTTTCGTCAATAGAAGATGAATATATATTACAAAACGCCTCAAATATGACGGCGGATGAAATTGCTGGAAAGTTACAACGGTGCAGAGCAAGTGTGGTGGCTAGAGCGAAAATTCTGGGTGTAAAACTAAAGCAGAAAAAAGGGAGAATCACGGAAATTGAAGCAGAGTTTATAAAACAGAACATCAAGGAAATGCCAATAGCAACAATTTGTGAAACACTAGGGAAAACGGCGGGAACTGTTTACAAGTTTTGCAAAGATAATGGAATTGAGTACAAATATGGTAATAGTCGCAAGAGAACAAAGGGAGTTTTACAAATTGAAATATCAACAGGAAAAGTTGTAAAAAAATTTGACAGTTTAAAAATAGCGGAGGAGAGTTTTGGAACTTCAATAAGAAACTGCCTGTATGGGAGACATGAAACAGCATACGGCTACAAATGGGAGTGTACAGATTAGGAGAGATTTTATGACAGAAGAAACCAAACAATCGCTACAACTCAGCATTAGTCTGTTGCGGACAACTTGCATTGATAATGGTGTAAGCATTGCCGTAGATAAGCAGACAGGGGCATTAAATTTCTTTGACACCAAAACCTATCTCCAGGAGAAAAGGTTTGATGGGATAAAAGTAGAAATCCAAAATTTAGTTCAATAGGAGGTTGCATGAAAGAAATAACTATACAAAATTGCGAAGAACTGTACGGCAAATTCAGTAAATATTGTGAAACTGCAGAACAGCATGAATTTCCGATATTGGCAACTGTGAATTTAAGATTAGATGCCACAATGGAGTACATTCGCAAGACCAACAAAATGATAGACCAAAAACAAGCAAGGGCAATGTTTAGGGTGGTACTTAAAGTAATTGGAGAGGATTGTTCGGAGTACGAGGAAAATAATCAACAGCAAGGAGGAAGTGAGTAATTGTGAAAGAAACAGCGGCAGAGCATGGTAAAAAGGTCCGAGAGAGGATATTGGAGTCAATTATCTCCTACATAGAGACACATGGCTATCCTCCGACTGTTCGTGAAATATCAGATATGGTTGGATTGAAAAGCACTTCATCCACTCAATCGCACTTAAAACGAATGGCAATCGAGGGCATGATTGAAACGGACGCCCCTGATTCTTCTCCGAGAGCAATCAGAGTACCCGGATATAAGTTTATGAAGATAGAACAGGAGGATTAAATGGCTAAGAAAGGCAATATGAGAGTGTTTATCTACGGCACGAATAAGAGTGGCAGTAGAAATGTCGGAACAAAGAAAGTTCGCAAGATTAGAGGGATGAAAAAGAAATGACAGAGCAAGAGAAAATCAACAAATGGATTAGTGAGCATGACGGAGAGGATTACTGCCATTACTGTACTCTTGGAGAAGATTGTAAGGGTATCGTTTGTTACGGCGGAGAACCTATTGAACCGGCGTGTTGCAGTTATGACATTGAAGAATTGCTCGATACGGAGCGTATTTTGGAGGATATAGAGAATGGGGAAGAATAACAGACTCATAAATTCATTGAATGAAATTGCAAGACGAAACAGAGCGGCAAATGTTGATAAGGCATCAAATGAAATGGTTCCTCAGATGTACGCAGCTATGGCGATTGCTCTGCATAGGAGCGAGGGGTTTGGTTTTACACGAATCAACAGAGTATTCGTAGAATCGCAGAAAATTTGGGAGAGTTTTAACGGCCATATCTCTGAAATGGTAGACCTCTGCGAAAAGGAAACCGGCATCAAAATTGAGTATCACGAAAGAGAGGGTACACAGTGAAGTTATACATTGTGAGAGTGGAAGAATTGGAAGTAGAGCAAGATACTCTCAATATTCTGGAGAGAAAACAGAGAGATATTGTTATTCTCTCGAAGAACGAATTTGAAAGGATATGGACCTGGTTTCGTGAGGAATTGCAGACCAGACTTACACAGAGGTTTCAGACCGTAAAAGAATATATAACAAAATGATTGGAGAGTGCCTATGAAAATGTATAAGTATTCCTTTGCTGAGGACTGCACTGCATCCCTTGAAGTAATAGAGGTTCAAGAGTGTTCTGATTCGTACATAGATAAAAGTGGAATTTGGCAGATAACAAACAAAGAGGACATAGGAAAGGCACTGCATGGTTATAGAGATACTGTTGTCTGTCTATTGGAACCGGACTTTGAAAAAGCAAGAACATCATACCTTGCTGATATGCAGAGAACCATACTCAGGAAGAAAGAGGAACTTGCTAAGTTGTATGATAACTACCAAAAAATTTGCGATTTGGAGGCGATTTGATGAAAGAATGCTGCGGAACTTGCAAACATAACAAAAGAGATTTTTCAAAGCCGCAGAATAAGGGATATATAGAGTTCTGCTGTGGAAATGAAGAATCGGACGAATACGGAACACCGACATTTTATGATGATACCTGTGATTCATGGGAAGAAAAGGAGTAGGCATGGAGTTTACATTGAAATCAGAACCCTTTTCATGGAACGATAATATGTCCGAAGTGGCATTGGAGGATTTTTCGTTGATACAGAAAGATTTGCCGTACTGTATTTGTCAGACTATCGGCACGGCATTGGCAAAATTGAAACTGTTGGAAGAACAAGGATGCAAAGTAAAGGAGCAGGAATGACAGATATTAGTATAAATCCGGGCAGTGGACCGGTAAACGGAGAATTATCATGGGAAAATGCCTATGAGAACATAAAACAGTACATAAAGGATTGCGAGATACCTCTGTATATAGTGAAATCAAACCATGTGCCGGACGAGGGCAGATACTTATTCGTTCTGAGAAATGACGAATACGATTTCGAGACTGAGGTTGAAATGCCCGGACTTCCGCTCGAAAAGGTGCGCTATGTGCGAGCAGAGGGTCAGAATATCCTTGAATTTCCGAGATTATATGTGGACGGCGGCAGTTGGATATGGAATTGCGGTCTTATCACAAAGGAGCAGATTGCAGAACTGTTATCTGAGCGTATCAAAGAAATGAGAGAGAAAATATTGAACACCGAAATTGCTATATTAGGACTGAAAGGAGCATAGGATGGCAGAATTTAATATTGACAACAAAAATCCAAGACCGGTCCGTTGCATAAAAGCAGGCGGTACGGTTTGGGGTGGAAGTTCTGGAGCAAATCTTGAAGTTGGGAAAATATATCACATGACCCATAGCAAGGTCTATGGTTGGCATACGGAAGTGTTCTTGGAGGAAGTAAATTCTCCGGGAGAGGCGGTTGGAGTGGGTTTCAACTCATGTTTATTTGAGGAAGTCGGAGAGATTGATAAGCCGGAAATCAAAATTGTTATCGGTGCGAATTTTGGAGACGAGGGCAAAGGTCTTATGACCGATACATTCGCTTCACAGTACGAAAACTGCTTAGTGATTCGTTGCAATGGTGGTTCTCAGGCAGGACACACAGTAATCACACCAGAGGGCAATCGTCATGTGTTTAAGCATTTCGGCAGTGGCACATTGGCAGGCGCGCACACGCTTTTGTCACAGGATTTCATTATCAATCCTATCGTGTTCAGAACTGAGCGTGAAGAATTAGTAAGTCAGTTTGGAATTGCACCGGTGGTATATGCGGATGATAGGGCAATTATTACAACACCTTTCGATATGCTCCTCAATCAAGCCAAGGAGGCGAAAAGAGGGGATGATAGGCATGGTTCGTGTGGCAATGGCATATTCGAGACGATACAGCGTTGCAAGACACAATATGCTACCACTCTGAAAGCCGTGAGAACCAAAAAGAGAGTCGAATTAAGGATGATGCTAACAAATATCCGTGACGAGTATTTCATGGCTCAAATAAGGCAAAATGGACTTGCAGACGTGGATGGAATTATGGATATAGCACTCAACGATAATTTGATTGACCGATATGTGGATGATTTGATTTACTTTGGGGATTATGTCTTTAAATGTGTGCCGCCTATGAGAAGATATGACGGAATTGTATTTGAGGGTGCGCAAGGATTGCTCCTCAGCCAAAACAATCAGGCATATTTCCCGAACCTTACTCCGTCTGATACCGGATTAAAGAATCCGATAAAGTTTATCAAGGAATTTCTGCCGGAACATACCGGGGAGATTGAAGTGGTCTACGTGACACGAACATACATGACAAGACACGGTGCCGGAAGATTTGAGAGTGAGTGCAAACCGGATATGCTGTCAGAAAGTCCGATTGTGGACGAAACCAATATGCCAAATCAATACCGGGGTAGTCTACGATACGGATATTTTGATTACAGATTGTTCGAGAATACAGTTGAAACAGATTTTAACTGCTCCACAGAGAATATGAAGTTGTGCATTGCCGTTACTCACACCAATGAAACAGACGGAAAATTGATTCTCGGAGAAGATTCGAGCATTGATGTAAAGCAGTACATCCCATTCAAAGGCAAACTCCACAAGATTTACCTATCTGACGGCATGACAAGGGATTCTGTATCATATATCAGCGAAAGAAAGGAGTTTGATTATTAAATGAATACCGGAAAAATCTTATATGAGCCGAGAGAAATTGAAACCGAACCACTCGAAAGGGAGATATTAGTACACCGCTCAATGCTTTATCACTGTGAAAATTGTGGAAATATTTATAAGTTTTGGTTAGAGAAAGGTCTGGAAGATAAAAAACAGGACGAAATAAATCCACAAGGCCACAAGCCTGTTCCGTTCTGCATAGGGTGTTTGTGCGGAGGTATAATGAAACATTCTTTTTGGGGGCATGACGAACAATTAGAAGATTACAGACCCCTCGAAGAATCCGAAAATTACTTTGAAAACAAGGAATCAGAAGAACACGGCATTTCGCATTTTAGAAATAGCGGCAATACAATTCTGTGTGAACGAAATCCATTGGAGGACATAAGAAAGATGCAAGATAGAATCAGAGAAGAATCTGAGAAACGCAGACAAGAGCGATTTAAAAGGGAAAAGGAGGAGTTTTTGGAGGACCCTTACGGATTGGCTCACATATCAACTACAACCTTAAAGAAAGAATTGAGGCGTAGAAAAGGGCGTTAATTGCAGATAATTTGGTATCGACAAAAGATAACAAATGATAAAAATATTCGTCTGAGCAATATTTAGGGGTTAGCGATTGTGCTACCCCTATATTTTGTACTAAAATAGTATTGTCTAAAATTAGGCGTTGGTGGATTCCTTGATTGAGGGAGTAGAAATGCTCCCTCATAAAAGTGCCGAAATCGTATAATGGCGAGTACAGCAGACTTCCAATCTGTTAGTGTCGGTTCGATTCCGACTTTTGGCTTTGGATGTTTTCATTTGAAATCCTCCATTATGGGTAGGTTGTGGCAACACAGCCTGCCCCACAAGATAAGGAGTGAAGAAATATGGAGCAGACAACAAATGTTTATTGTCCGGTTTGCAAAGAAAGAGCGGGCAAAAACAAATTACTTTTCAAAAAAGCACCGCAGGCGAGCGGAGTGATATACATACAGTGCCGTGGGTGTAAAGAGCAAGTCAAAATTGAATTATCCCAAGAGCCTGTGAGCCGATTATCTGAGTAATGGATAGTCGGCTTTTTTAATTTCAAGAGGAGGAAGATATGTACGCAAGCCATGTACCGACACTCGGCAGACGAATGATAATGACTGACGAGCGAGAAATCACAAAAGACAATATCATATCGGTGGTGTCAAAAGCCTTTGCAGAGCATCAGTACAATGTAAACGAAGAAATATTCCTCTTTGAGTACGAAAAAGGCAGACAGCCTATCCTTGATAGGGAAAAGAAAATTAGACCGGAATTAAATTCGACAGTTGTTGAGAATAATGCGTCAAGGATTGTGGATGTGCATTTGGGTTACTGCTTTTCAAACCCTATTACCTTTGTGCAGAGAGCAAAGGTTGAACCTACGAAGAAACAGAAAAAGGTCTTGTTTGGCTTTATGAAAAAGAAAGACAAGGCAGAGGAAGAATTAGACGATTTAAAAATCGGTATGCTTAACAAAATGATGTACGAACAGTCCAAGTGCAAAAAGGACATTCAGTTAGGCAGAGATTTGTTTATATGCGGTGTCGGCTATCAGATGGTTCTCCCGGCACGAAATAAAAATAAATACGCTCCGTTTGAGATTATGGTTCCAAGTCCACTCACAACCTTTGTAGTGTATTCCAATGATGCCTACAGAGAGCCGGTGTTGGCTTGCACTTACTTCATTCACGAAGATGGAACGATTTCTTTGACTGCATACTCAGAGAAGTATCGTTATGACATTGAAAGAAGTGCAGAGAGTGGAGAATACAGCCTCAACGGAAAGATTATCCCAAATGTACTCGGCATGATTCCTATTGTAGAGTTCTCCATGAATGACAGAATGGGAATATTTGAGAAGATTATCCCTCTGTTGGATGCTATAAACATTGTTGATTCCGACAGAGTTAATGACATATTGCAGCACGTTCAGTCACTTCTTTGGATGCACAACTGCTCCGTGGATAGTGAGGGTAAGAAAAACCTTGTGGACGGCGACGGTGTAATTATGACAAAGAGTTCCGGGGATGGCAGAGAGGCAAAGATTACATACCTCAATGACACTCTCAATCAGTCAGAAGTGCAGCACCTTGTAAATCACTTTATCTCTCAGGTGGAGCAGATTACTTCTACTCCGTCATGGCAGGAGGCAAGCGGTGGTTCTACAACCGGTGCAATGCAGTTGTCAAATGGTTGGCAGTGCCTTGAAATCATGGCAAAGACTGTGGAACAGTTATTTACAGAACCAGAAATGAGAGTTATCGAGTTGGCTGTTTCAATTTTGAAAGAGGACCCTCGACCTTATGATGGACTGAAAGATATTGAGTTGGCAGACATTGAAATTCGATTCTGCCGTACCAAGACTTATGACCTTGTATCTAAGACCAATTCACTTGTGGCATTACTCAATGCCGGAGTAGACGGCCTTACATCATTCAATACAGTTGGATTATTTACCGACCCTCAGCAAGCATGGACTGATTCTCAGCACATTGTAGAGGGAATCCAAAAGAAACTGATTGCCAAGGAAGAACCAAAGAAACAGCCGAATCCTAACGCGTACAAGGACGAGGAGGGCAATGGTGGAGAGAACAATAAGGAAAAGGATAAGTCAGAAGAATCTTTACAGCCGAGCAAAGTAAGCGGCGTGGAGGAATAGCCTATGTATGACCCTATCCTATACTTTGACGAAATGAACTTATTGCAGTCCGAGAAAGACAGACGGATAAAGACCTCTCAGCAGTTTTTTAAGGCAATGCTACAGTTTTTGGCGAAGCAGTTACTTAATTTAATGACCGGAACATTCTTATTTGAACATACCACGGAGCAGTACGAGGACGAACTTATGGACCTGTATCTGCTTATGGCAGTGGATAAGTACGATAGCACGGTTATAAACAAAGCGAAACAATTCTCAAAGTACATTCAGGAAACCACGGAGAAAGCCGTCAGAGAGGCAAACGGCAATGAAAATTACCAAAATGCCATAACAAACGGATTGAGAGTTTCCAGAGCGGATATACCAAAGAGTGTTTTATATGTTTTTTCGGAAGAAAGAGCCATGAACATTGCTCTGAATGAAACGAATTGGATGTATAACTACCTCAATCATCAAAATTTGGTTGAGGCGGGGCATCTTACACACACATGGGCGAGCATGAAAGATGAAAGAGTTAGAGATAGCCATGTGGAGGCAGACAATCAGACAGTTCCGATTAACGAACCGTTCATTGTCAACGGGTACAGAATGATGTTTCCGTTGGATGATAGCATGGGCGCACCGGTGGAAGAAATCATTTGGTGCCGTTGCGTAGAACTCTAAAGGAGGTAATGGCTATGGCAGTAGCAAAGAAAGAGGATGCTAAGAAGAAAGCCGAACTCAAAAAGAAAGAGGACGAAAAGAAGAAAGTAGCATCCAAGAAGAAAACACCCGCTAAAAAGAGCGTGGCAAAGAA